ATCATGGGCATGGGCATGGGGCATCCTTATGGAACACTTCCCGGAAGCCATGTTTGAGGTGGTGTATTTCACACTGCCAACCCAACCCGCTGAGGTTGTCACCGAGAACGGGTTAACCGTCACAAAGCTCCCCGAGCACAGGTACCCTTACGAGGTGCACCCAGACGGAACGGCGACAGTTTGGGTCAAGGTGCATATCCACGGGGTGTGGCGAAGGATGTGGTTGCCGGTTATGGATCACCGCAACCAACCCATTAAGAACCCTAACTCGCGTCAGATTAGCGATGCCACGATGCGATGTTTGGTGAAATGCTTGGCGCTCTTCGGGCTGGGTCACTACATCTATGCAGGGGAAGACTTGCCCCCGAGCAAAGGGGGCGCAACGCCAACCGCAGATCCTGCCGCTATTCCTGTCAAGTCAACCCTGGCGCATGTGATCAAGGGTTGGGAGGACACCGCTGTTCTGTACATGATCAAACTCAAGTGGATCAAGAACGGGCAATCGTGGAAGGACATCACCGACAACCGGGCAAAACAGGTTGTCGATAAGAAGGACTCCTTCAAACAAAAAGCCGAGGAGCATGCAGCATCATCCAACTAGATCCCCTTCTAGCGGACCTGCACATCTGAAGTGCGGGGGGTACGCTAATGCCGGGGGAGACACCTCTGCCACGCTCAAGGGCAACCGCGCCCATGAGCACCTGGAGCAGTTGTGCTCAGGGCAGGAGATATCTTCCCCGGTGCCGGCAGATGAATTGCCCGGTGTCCTTTGGGCGCACGAATATGTGAAGGATAACTTCAACATGAAAACCCTTGTGTGCGAGGAGATGGTGCACATCTATGACGATGCGGGAGAGGAACTGAGCTTCGGCACAAACGATCTCTTTGACGGGGAACAGTTGGGGGATTTCAAGACCGGCCAGGTGCGGGAGTACAAGGCGCAGATGGCATATTATGCCGCCGGCAGAATGCAGCAAACCGGCAGGAAGGAAATCCGGGTGCATGAGATCTATACCGAGCATCGATGGGGGAAGGTTTATATACTTTCATACGAGGAAGCATGGGAGATCATTAACAAGATTACCGACAATAAAAAGAAAGGAACGCTTAGTCCGAACGAGTATTGCACATGGTGCAAGCATAGCGGGGTTTGTCCTGAGCTTTCTAAAATAGCAATGAACGCACTAGAGAAGATAAGCCCAGAAGCCGAATTAACGACCTACGATTTCACTCAACTGAAAACCTCGGAAGACAAGGGGAAAGCATACCGCTTGTGTAAGATCCTGGAGGATTGGATTGCCGGGGTGAAGAAAATTGTAACCAAGTCAGTGGTGGAGGGCGGCGAGGATGTTCCCGGGGTCCGGGTTGTCACCCGCGCCGGGGATCCTTCCGTTGAAGACATCCCAGCCGCATTCGCCAGGATGGACCTTGGTCAGGACGAGTTCCTGCGAGCATGTGCAGTGAGCATTCCTAAGCTCACGAAAGAGTATAAGAACAAATTCAACCTCACGGGTAAAGAGGCATCCCAGGAGGTTGCGAACAGGTTGGAGTGTCTCATAAAGCGTAAACCAGAAACAAGATACATTAGAAGGAAATAAATATGCCAAAAGTTACATTAACAAAGGAAGCGAACGACCGCCCAAAGCGCGAACTGTTGCCGCCGGGTGATTATGAGGTTGAAATCATAGACCATGAGTTTGGAGTTACACAAAAAGGTGACGACAAGTTGACTCTGACACTGAGCGAACCGGACACGGGTAACTATGTCTGGTGCCACCTTATGTTTACCCCTAAAACCGAATGGAAAGTGAAAAGCTTACTAAGGGCGCTGGGGATCTCGAAAGAGGGGACAGAGGTGGATGTCAACGAGGAGTTGTGCAACAACATGAAGGGCACCAAGGTCTGGGCTAACATCTCCATAGAGGAGTATAATGGCACCAGAAACAATCGGATTAGTCGATTTTTGAACGAAAAACCTTCATCGGGAGAGGACGAGGAGTTTAAATAGATCCCGGCTTAGGGGGGGGGGCTTTTCGCCCCCCTTTGTTGATTTGGAGGAAAAACAGCAGCAGACCGCATTTGCAAATGACCTGGAGGCATTAGTCGAGCGATATCAGAGCGAGTTCGACATGACTTTTGCCTCTATGGCCGGCGTGCTGTTCTGCTTCGCAACAAGGACAGTCCTTGACTCCTACATGAATCGGGTTGCCACAACCGTTCTTGAGGGTTGGGAGTTGGTGGATGATGACGAAGAGGAATACGAAGACGAGTACGACGAAGAGGAATATGAAGACGATGACGATGATGAGGGAGAAGAATGGAAGTCTTCCGGTGGTGGTAAGTGATTATTTAGGAGCAGGAGCAGCACAGGGGGAAAGAAACCTCACGCTTTTTAGGGTCGCATGTCAATTAAGAGACAGCGGCTTTTCGCTTCCAGAGTCCGTTGATCTCCTTGAGGGGCGAGCGACACAGGACGGATTAACCCCCAACGAGTTCGCGAAGACGATCCAATCCGCCTTTACGCGAGCAGCCCGGGAACCTGGGGCCAAGAAAAACGGGGTCCGGGTCAAGTTTAAGAAAATGGATTTACCAAGAGGAATTGAAAACCCGGTGCCCAAGCTACTGGGTGCGGCATTTGAACCCGGAGAAAAAGTCAGGATTGTTTTCGGCCCAACCATCAGTCGCGGAGAACTGGTGCAGGGCGACAATCTTAACGGGTTCACCGAGAAGGTCGCCGCCGCCGAGATGGGTGCCTGGATTTGTATCAACCCTCTCTCCAAGGGAATTAAGGACGAGCATGTGACCGCTTTCAGACATTGCCTTGTTGAGTTTGACGAGGGGGATGTTGCGGACCAGTACAAGAAGATTATCTCAACCAACCTGCCAATCACTGCAATCATCTATTCTGGGGCCAAGAGTGTTCACGCCTGGGTACGGGTGGACGCGAGGGACCGCGAGCAATATGACGAAAGAGTTGCCAAGGTTTACGAGGAGTTCCCCGGGCTGGATTCCGGGAACAAGAACCCGGGCAGACTCAGTCGGTTACCCGGTGCCCTTCGGGACGGCAGACGGCAGAGGTTGCTGAAACTCCACCACGGTGCGGATTCATGGGAATCCTACCAGGAGACAGTCAAGTGCAAGTCAATCGGGCAAACGCTCTCGTTCAACCAACTGCTGGATTTCAACTCTGATGCGGACCCGAATACCGTGTTGGGAGACCGTTGGTTGTGCCGGGGTCATTTCGGCATGATTGTCGGCGCGAGCGGGTTGGGCAAAAGCAGTCTCATCATGCAAGCGAGCATTCTCTGGGGGTTGGGCAGGGAGGCGTTTGGGGTTGCCCCGGCAAGACCCCTGAAGATCGTCCTGGTGCAAGCTGAAAACGACATGGGCGACCTGTCCGAGGAGGTGCGGGGGATTGTCCAAAGGTTGGGGTTGAATGAAGACGAGATAAAGGTGGTTAACCGGAACTGTCGGTTTATCACCGATGCCGTTAATGTCGGACAGAAGTTTATAGACATGGCAGACGGGGTTCTGGATGTGTACGAACCGGATCTGTTCATCATCGATCCCCTGCTCCACTACATCGGCAGGGACGTTAGCTCCCAACAATCCGTCAGCGAGTTTGTGCGGCACGGCATAGGGGGGTTGGCGAAACATTACGGGACCACCTTCATCGCGATGCACCATACCGGCAAACCTCCGAGCGACAACAACTCCAGATCGAACTGGTCCAATCGCGACCTAAGCTACCTGGCGACAGGGTCAAGCGATCTGGTAAACTTCTCCCGCGCAATTGCGGTGTTGCGGGAACAGTACGGGGTGTTTGAACTGAACTTCACCAAGAGAGGAGAGAGGGTGAAGCAAAAGACGCTTTACCTGAAGCATGCGGACGATTGCATATTTTGGGAACCAACAAAGATTTACGCATAGACCCTCAAGACGGAGAGGGAGAGAAAAAATTTTTCAAGCAGACACCTCACCCCTACTACCCGATTCTTGAGGATGAGGTCATTAAGATCCTTGTCGGTAAACACGGCGAGGATCACGTTGTTGAGCTAATCAAGAAACGGGAGAAGTCGATTGCTCACAGTCTGATTGACCCCCTCAATGCCGGGTTTGAACTGGACCCCTGGAAAGATGCCCGGGAACTGTTCAGCGAGTGCGATGAACTCCTAATCCTTGGTGGCAATCGTGCCGGTAAAACAGAGTTCGCGGCGAAGCTGGTTGTCGAAACATTGGTTAGCAAGCCCAAGTCGGTGGTCTGGTGCCTTCACTCTTCGCTTCCCTCTTCTGTCGAGATACAGCAACCCTTTATCCGCAAGTACCTGCCCCCGTCCTGGAGGGATGTGGGAAAGAAGGGAACCACGACCAACATATCCTGGACGGACAAGAACGGATTCTCAGACCAGGTTTTTGTAACCCCTGACGGCAGCAGGTGCCGCTTCCTTAATTACACCCAAAATATTTCGGTACTGGAGGGCGGCGAGTGCGACCTCATCTGGGCGGATGAATTAATCCCCCTGGAGTTCCTCCAGACCTTGCGCTTTCGTGTGACCACACGTTTCGGGAAGATCCTAATCACCTTCACCCCGGTGCGGGGATATTCCCCGGTGGTCAAGGAGTTCATTTCCGGGGCGAGAACAGTCAAGAGTCTCCCCGCCCCATTGCTTGAGCAGGATGCCATCCATGTCCAGGGGTGCCCCCCGGGGGAGATGCCCTACATCATGCAACCGTTTCGCAAGAATGCCCGGGTAATCTCTTTCCACGGCAGCATGAACCCGTTTGGGGGTTTTGAGCAGGTCGTCAAGATGCTCGAAAACAAACCCACCACCGACATCAAGATCCGGGCATACGGCTGGGCAGACAAGATGGATGGCGGGGTGTTCAACCGGTTCGATGACAAGGTGCATGTGGTTAAACCGGACAAGATTCCCAGGGAAGGAACCCGTTTTATGACCTGCGACCCTGCCGGCAATAAGAACTGGTTCCTTAAATGGCACCTAATCGATGACATAGGAAGGGTCTTTCTCTACCGGGAATGGCCCGATTTCAAGACATACGGGGAATGGGCGCTCCCGGGGAACAAGCCAGACGGGATGCCTGGTCCCGCCCAGACCAGTGGTATGGGGAAAAGTATCCTGGCGTACAAAAAACTTATTCTTGAAGCCGAAGGTTGGGTGTACGATGACGAGATTGGGACTTGGTTAGGGTCCAAATCCGAGAAAATTTATGAGAGACTGATTGACCCCAGGTTTGGGGGTGCGAATGTTCCAAGCATCGAGGAGGGTACCAATATCATTACCCTCATGGAGGAGGAACAACGGGACAAGGAAGGTCGTGCGGTAGGTCCGTCAATGATCTTTATCCCAGCACCTGGTACCAACATCGAGGAGGGGATTCAGTTGATCAACGATTATCTGGATTTTAACGGTGAGCAGGAAGTGAATGCAATGAACTGTCCCCGCTATTATATCAGCGAGGCATGTCAGCAAACTATTTACGCCTTCATGGAATATACCGGCAGAGACGGGTTGAGGGGGGCAATGAAGGATGTTGTGGATTGCGACCGCTACCTGTTCAAGCGCGGCCCCATGCCGATGAACGATGTTTTAATGACGGCAACCGGAGGGGATCAGCGTGGAGTTTAACGACTTGCCCCTGACTCTGACCGCCGGTGAGGCGAGGCAAATTACCGGCTTGCCTTATTACCGGTTGCGCGAGCTAGAGGAACTGAGGGTCTTGGAGGTTGCCGAGGTAAACAAGCGGCAACGAAGATACACCAGGGAATCCATCAGAAAACTTCTCAAGCTTGGTTCTGCGGGGGCTAAGGTGAAGGTGACATAATGGCAAAGAAAGTAAATATTAACGAACTGGCAAAGGAACTTAACCAAGCCGCGATTCGCACAAACGACTACATGAATCGCAGCGAGTTAAACTCCGATGCGCGATACAATCGCTGGGCAGGTCAGTCCCAGGATGGCAGGAAGTGGCGGGACAACGTGGGTCACAGTCCCGTTCCATTTGACGGGTGCAGTGACAGCAAGGTGCCCCTGGTGGACACTTATATAAACGAAGACGTAGATCTTTTGATGACCTCTCTTCGCAACATGCAGCTTACTGCGGCACCCCTGGAGAGCAATGATGCCGAGCAAGCAAGCTTGACAACCAACCTGCTCCGCTATGCAAGCAACAATGCAATAGACGAGTTTTACGCTGAAGCAGAGTTGTGCGCGAATGCCGTCCTGGAGAACGGACTTTCTGTCATGGGTGTCTTCTGGGAGAGGGAACAAACTTTAACATATGAGGAGATTGATCTGGAGCAAATCAGCGCCCTTGCCCAGGAGAGACCGGAGTTTGCGGAAGCCAACCAGGTCATCATGGATCCTGCCCGGGAGGAGGAAGCCATTGAGATGGGAAGGAAACTTCTCCCCGATGCTTCCCAGAAGGTGTTGCGTAAGATCGTGAACGATCTGAGAGAATTCGGATCCGCCCAGTACCCTGCGCCGCTGACAACTATGGACAGACCCACCTTGGTCAGTCTTCGGGTTGGAGAGGATTTCTTTGTCCCCTTGGACACAACCGAATTGCAACGGGCCAGGATGTGTTTTTACCGGGAATTTATGACCGCTGAACAACTTAGGGATGCGGTTAACTCGCGGGATTGGGACAAGAACTGGGTAGATACTATCATCGAGAAATCCAAGGGGATGACAATGACCGTCACCCGGGGCAGCGCGACTCCCCGTTCGGGGGCTAAGTCAAGTCGGCAGTACCTGGACGTTGCCGAGATCTACGAGGTTATCCACTGTTACGAACGCAAGAGCGACGAGTACGGGGTGCCCGGGATTTGGTATACTGTTTTTAGCCCCCACGCTCAGTCAGACACCCACGGCAATGATATTTGTGCAACCTATGAACTGCTGGATTACGCCAACGGGGGCATGTATCCGTTTGTTCTGTTCCGCAGAGAGTTCCTGAGCCGGCGCATGGACGATAGCCGGGGTTACGGGGAAATTGCCTACACCTGGCAGCGGCAGATCAAGCAGGAATGGGACGGGCGGGTTGACCGAAGCTTTCTGGCTACGATCCCGCCGATATTCCATCCCCCGGGAAGACCTCCCACAAAGTGGGGACCGGGCGTGTTCATCCCCCGGGTGCGATCTGATGATTACCAGTTTGCCGACCAACCCAACTGGGACTTTGGCAGCAAGGAAATTGAGGATTCCATTCGGGAAACTGCCGACCGGTATTTCGGCAGACCCGTCTCCCCGGAGAACAAAGGGCATGCGCTCATGCGGCAACAGAACATGGTGTCCCGTTGGCTCAATTGCTGGAAGATGGTCTTTGAACAGGTTCTGGCGTTGTATCAGCAATACGCACCCGAAGAGTTCATGGTGCGGGTGGTTGGCAGCGATAAAGCCAAGGCACTTGCGATGTCCAAGGACGACATTCAGGGTCAGTATGATATCATTCTCAACTTCCAGGTTGCAAACACCGAAATGGACCTTCTCAAGGGCAAGCTAGACCTGCTCAAGGTTATTGTGAGTGAGTTCGATATCAACGGAGTGGTGGACCGCACCGAGTTGATGAGTGTGGTCTTTAGCTATCTGGATCCGATTCTGGGCGAGAGACTTATGCGACCTGCCGAGAACGCTGAACAGCAGCAGATTGATGACGAGAAGACTTCCTTTGCCAAGATATTTTCCGGTGTGGAGGACGACATCAAGCCCGGGCAAGCGCATCAACTTCGGTTGGAGGTTCTTGACAGGATCATGGAGAACAATCCTGCCGCTGCGAAGCGTTACATGGAGGATCCCAAGTTCAAGGACGACCTGGACAAGCGCCGACAGCAACATCAACACCAACTTGACCAGAGGGAGAATGCCCAAATCGGGAGACTCGGCGCATGACGGACGACCTCGCGATGCTTCTCCTGGACCCCCGGTTTTCGGCGGTTCACGAACTCATCAATAGCGTGCGGGAAGAACTCATCATGCATATGAGCGACCCCGCAGCGTCAGAGCATCATGGACTGCTGGCGCACGACGCCGGCGGCATCGATGCCCTGGATCAATTAAGGAAAAGAATGGAACAAGTTATAGAAGAGTTCCGGTCTAAAGATACTTAGTTATGAAAAGATAGCACATATTGGCACTAGTTCTGAATAGTGCCCTTTGCCACCTCACGCGAACCCGGTTACTCAGGTGATCGGGTTTTCTTTTGTCCCCGTATAAAAAACAATCGGACAAATACCCTCTCTTGCGAGGTTAACAGCATGGCGAAAAATAAAGGATCGGGTGAAGCGGACACCCAACCGGAAGCGGTGAATGAATCTGCGGCAATTGGGTTGGACGACCTTGCCCAAACCCTTATGGGGAAGACTGAGGTTGTCACCGAGACTGACGCTGAAAGTGAACAGGCAGAAGTTGAGGTTAAAGATGCTGAAGTTGCTGAATCTGAGGAAGAGGTAACCGAGCAGGATGTGTTAGAGGAGGACTTGGAGGAGGAATCTGAAGAGGACTCTGAAGACGTTTCGGAGGACGAATCGCAGGAGGTTTCTGCTGGAGTCCAGAAGAAGATTGATAAGCGCATTGGGCGTTTGACAGCCAGGGCCAAGGATGCCGAGGAACGCGCCAGGGAAGCCGAGGAGAAATTAGATGATGCTCGCACTGAACTGGACGAGATTCGGGATCATGGTGAAAAGGGCCAAGTTGTTTCAGACAACCCTCATGCGGGGATCAGGACGCTGAAGGACTTAAAGGGGGCAAAGACCAAAGCGAGGGAACTTCGGGCATGGTGCAGAAGGCATCGGGACGGAACGGTAGTGACGGTTAATGGGATTGAGAGGGATTACGATTCTTCTCAAATCGCTGATCTGGAACTCAAAGCTCAAGAAGATCTAGAAGAACATCTTCCCGCGAGGGAGGAGTTTATTAAGGGAGAACAGGAGCAGTCGAGTATGGCAGAGAAAGCGTTCCCGTGGTGGAAGAACAAATCAAGTTCTGAGTACCAAGCCGCCATGTCGGTCCTTCGTGATGCGCCGATGATTCGGCAACTGCCAAACTGGAAGGCGACAGTCGCCTTCTACTTGATGGGAGTTAATGAATATCAAAGGCAGACGGATTCGGCCAAAAAGTCGAAACCAAAAGCCAAGGCAAAAGCACCAACCAAAGTTGCCACTCGTCCCGCGAAAGCACCCGCACCGATAGCAGACACAAATGCTGCCCGGTACGAGGACGCTCGGAGTTCATTCGCAGAGTCAGGTTCTACTGAGGCATTGGCCAATATGTTCGCTGTTAAATAATTAGAAAGAATATAACATTATGGCATTAGCCGATTCATATACCGTGGCTGCTGAAAGCCCCGCAACCCAGAACCTGGGTGCGAGTTTAGGAAATAGGGAAGACTTACGGGATGTATTAACCATCCTGGAACCGGAAGCGACTCCGGTGACTTCCGCTATTAAGAAGGGTCCGGGACCAAAAGCGACTTTAGTCGAGGTTCTCGTTGACGAATTGAGTGATCCCGCTGTTGCGTCCGTGGACGAGGGTGAGGACTACGGTCGTTGGGGTTCATCTGTTACTCCCAGTGTAACGGACTTCGATGACAAGTCTGCTGCTCGCGGTCGCCTGACGAACAATATACACATTAGCTCCCGCACCTATGGTGTGACTGATGTGCAGACGTTAACCGACACTGCCGGCACCCAGGGAGCCGGGGAGTTTGCGTTTGGTAAAGCGAAATCTGTTCGCGAAATCAAGCGCGACATTGAAGCGGTTATCTGCGGTGGACAGAACAAGTCTGCGAGTTCTGCGTCTTACACTACCCGGGGCTTGTTTGATTGGATCGACTCTACCGGACCCGCTGAGGTGCACACGAAGTATCGCACCCCGGCGGCATCCATCAATGACGGGACAACCCTTACGGAGTCCATCTTGGCAGGGGTGTTGCAGTCCATGTTTGAAGTGCGCTCCGAGAAGAAGACCTATATGGGTGTTCTTTCACCGAACATCGTCGATATCGTCGATCAGTTCACACGCACCAATGCGGACACAACGAAAGTTCGTTACAATGTTAATGAGAATGCATCCAGCAAGACCATTAACATGGAGGTCAAGGTGTTCAACACCTCGTTTGGCACGGTGAACATCGTT